AAGCACCCTTTGAGCCAAGTGTCAAACTATCGAAACTGTCGCACTAAAATCGGACACCGCGCAAAGTTTTCAGGTCAGGTCAGAGCTAGTAGAAAAACACCATGCCGCGCGAAGGTCATACCCGCCAGAATTGGCCTTTGAAATCTCAGTGAAAAAACGCGCTTGCTGGCCGTCTCCCCAAGTGGCCCAGACTTCCACGGGAGTGAAGGGGTAGTCGCAAACCACGTGGGTAGGACTAATCGCGGTCTCGTGTCCTTCCAAGGACTGCGCATAGGTAGTAAGTACCGCGCTCCCGCCCTCCCAAACATCAAAATCAGAGGTCGTTGAAATTTGGCAGTTCAGGTTCGGTGCCTTCAAGGTCAGGTAGTACGGGGCTTGGGTTCTCGGGTCTCGGGGCTTCGGTTTCGAGCGACGGGCCATGATTTGACTTTAACAGCTTCCGTTGTTGTTTGGCCGGTGTTGCTAGCTGTTCAAGCCAAAGTGCTCGCGAAGCGGCCTCGAGACGATCTGGGAGCACTGCCCCCGCGTTATCAGCGGGAAAATAGCCATACGGGTTTTCGGACTCGACCCACTCAACATCGTTGTTCTGGTAAACACCAAAAAAACGCGCTGTCGTGTTCATTGTGGTGCTGATACTTTGACTTGTCTCGGGTGTCAACTCGCCCTCAGGGAAGCCCACCCCCAATGTGGCCAGCGCGAGCGCTGCACTGTAGCAAATGTCCGAGAATCTAGAGGCCGATTCAAGCTCAGGATACAGCCGTCGATAGAAATCAGACCACATTTTTACGCTGTCCCAAAAAGCAGCAGACAGAAGCCCCCTGTTCAGCAGGTCAGCAGGTTGCATCACGCTGTAAATCAGCGCCGCGGGTGTTAGTTTTTTCCTAGCCCCGTCCCCTCTGAGCGCGGTTGGATCGTCCACAACACAACCGAACGCCTTCAGCTCTGAAAAAAAACGGTAAACGCTAGGCGCGCTCCATCCTTGTGCCTCAGGCCCCCACACTGGAAAAAAATCGCCAAAACGGTGGGACCGCAAGAGAGTCTCTAAAAACCGACGCGTTCCCGCCGACATGTACTTAGTGTTTGTTTTTTTCGGTTGTGGTGCTTTTTCCGAAAGTAAAACAACCTCCGACAAAAACCGTTCAGGGGACATCGTGTTTAGAAAATCCAACCTCGCGGGGGGGATTGTGGCGGCCGCTCTTAACAGCAGCGGGGGTTCGGTATTTATGAGGCGGGAAACCATTTCGAAAAAAGGGGCCAGTCTGTTCGTCATGTTAGGCTATGCCGCCAAAAAAGAACCTTGTCAACAGAGAAAATAAAAAGAGGAATTCTCACGGCAAAGTCGATTGCAACCGCTTAAAGGTCGGTTGTTAATACCGATAATAATAAATAACTACAAACAATATAAAATATATTATATATATTATATACTTACGTGAGAAATATATATAATATATAATATTTTATATGGTTTATAGTTATTTATTATTATCGGTATTAACAACTGACCTTTAAGCGGTTGCAATCGACTTTGCCATAAGAAAATTCAGGTTTTTATCAGAAGCCAACTGTTGATTTTTGTGCTTTCCGTGCGCGCTGGTAAAAGAACGCAGTGACTTCAAGCGGTTAGGCAGCCGCGTCTGTGTGTCTTTGAAGCACCTTCTGTTCAAAGTGGTATGATGTGTGCAGAATGCTCACACGATTCCGTAGATCTCACGACCTCGCAAGCCGTTGAAATTCCGTGTTACACTGGCCGCATGCCGATGCGCACGTTTAAGACCCCTAGAACGGCCCAGATTTGGCGAAATAACGCACTTCGGGACAAACTTGATACCCTGCTGGGGTCTGACAGCTCGGCCGCTCTGGAGGCCGTTAAAGCGATTGCAGACGGCACCGCGGCAAAACTCCCCAATGCGCAAGAAATCGCACTATTGGAGAACCTTCCCCCACAGCTTAAGCGGGCTTACATCCTGGCCATGACCCCCCCGACATGGGAAGCCAGGCTACAGGCGTGGGCGTTGTTGCTGGCCTACCACCAAGGCAAACCGACCCAAAGCGTTGAAATCACAGCGGAAGTCTCAAACACCGCCCCTACGGTTGACTACAGTCGCCTTTCTGATGATGAAATCAAGCAACTTCATCACATTCTAACGAAAGCACAGACAGGAGCCGACACGGTTATTGAAGGCACCGCCCGCACATATACCGACAGAGAGTTGACCGGAGGTGACGAAGATGCTTAGACTTACGCTCAAAGTGCTACTTCTGTGTGCGGCTGTGCTTTTGTGGATTTATGTGAGTGTTAGAGCTAGGGTTGAACAGATTCGCTGACAGTTCTACACCACAGCGCGTCAAAATTTGACAAAAATGTCATAGCTGAAAAACGTGTTTTTCGGCGAAATTTTTTGACGCACTGTGGTGAAGGACTGTGTGGTTTTGTAGTTAGTGCGTGTGTTGAGCGTGCCCACACACTACTAATAGTGGTATGCAGCGGGCACACATGAAGTTGTTTTTCTAGTGGGTGGAGGTGTAAAAATGGGTGACATACTATTAGTGGTGGTAGGTTTTGTGGCGTTCCCTGTAGTTACTGTAGGGGTTGTGGGCGGGTTTGCGCTCTTTCACGGTTGGCGTGCGATGCGCGCGAAAAAGAAAGCCGAGGCGCCTAAACTGTGAGTGCTCCTCCGCATGACCTGAACGACACTATTGCTAGGGTGCGAGACCTCAAAGCCGCGCGCGACTTTTGGCGCGAGGAATGTCTTACCTACAAGGCAGAGCTTGAAGCCTGTGAACGCGGAATCTTTCGCGCCGCACTGGCTTTCGGCTTTGGCGTCACACTGGCCACCGTGTTGGTTATCGTGTTTGTATGAGCGGTGTGCAACCCGACGAAATCGAAACGTTAGAGCTTGAAGCGGAGCTTTTGCGCCGTGACTTTCGGGCGTTCGTACGCGCCGCGTGGCACGAAATAGACCCGGCCCCTCTTCTCTGGGGCTGGCACATGGATGTGATTTGCCTTGCCCTCGAAGCCGTGGCCAAGGGACAGTTACAGCGCCTGATAATCAACATTCCTCCAGGGCATGCGAAGTCAATGTTGGTCTCTGTGCTTTGGCCCGCGTGGCGTTGGACTCGCTCGCCCACTTGGCAGGTATTGACGGCCAGTCACAACGCCGGGTTGTCGACTCGCGATGCTGTTAAAGCGCGCACGCTGATGGCTACTAACTGGTACATTGAGCGGTTCCGCCGTGACTGGGGTTTTGCCGAAGACCAAAACCTTAAGACGCGCTACCTAAACACCAAAGGAGGGACACGTCAAGCGCTTTCCGTCGGCTCTGGTAATACGGGCTGGCGCGGTGACTGCCTTTTGGTCGACGATCCTCTAGATGCCACTGATGCACACTCACAGGTTGAACGCGAGAGGGTCATTGTTTGGAAAACTCAGACCATGACTTCGCGCTTTAACGACCTCGCGAAAGCTGAACAAGTTATCATCATGCAACGGCTTCACGAGCAAGACTTGACGGGCTACTTGCTGGCCAATGAGCGCAGCGACTGGGAACACCTTTGCCTGCCTTCTAAATTCGAACCTGCCAGGCGGTCTGTTGTCAAAGGGCACGACGGGCGTGTGATTGTCAGAGACCCAAGAAAATCGGAAGGGGAACTTCTGTTTCCCACGCTTTTCAGCACTGACGTGCTAGCCCAGCAAGAACGCAGCATGGGCTCCTATGCGTTCGCGGGGCAGCACCAGCAACGTCCGGTGCCAGCATCGGGCGGGCTGTTGCGTCGCGAATGGTTTCGAAAGCGCTGGGCACACGAGCCCAAGGGTCCAGACACAACCAAACCGCCCGCACAGTTTGATGACATGCGCATTTTTGTTGACGCTTCGTTTAAGGGAACGAAGGACAGCGACCGCGTTGCAATTGGCGTCTTTGGTAAGAAGGGAACTGACGTGTACCTTATGGATCTGGAATGGCGAACCATGGGGTTTGTGGACACAATCAACGCGCTTACAGCGCTAAAAGCCAAGTGGCCCAAGGTCTCGGGAATCTACATCGAAGATAAGGCGAACGGGTCTGCCATCATTGACACGCTCAAAAGCAAGCTTCCGGGCATCGTGCCGATACAGCCCGAGGGAGGAAAGGAAGCACGCGTGGCCGCGGCGTCACCTTACATCGAAGCCGGTAACTGTGTGTTGCCCGAATCCGCCCCATGGGTCGCCGATGCGATCGCGGAGGCCTGTAGCTTCCCGAAAGGTCTACATGACGATTTTGTGGACGTGCTAGCTTATGCCATGGTGAACCTGTGTTCCCGCAATAACATGGCCGGTTGGCTTGCCTATGCTAGGTGAATAAATGGCGCGAAAGAAAAAGACACCCGTGCAAGATGGCATGGTCAACGTAATGACGGGCCTTGGCGATTTGAACTTTGATAAGCGCTTGCATGCTTACGACTCTGTGGACGTTCTGACGTTTCAGAAGCTCACAGACATCTACCGTTCAAACGCATTCGCGGCGCGCGCGGTTGACCTTCCCGTCAATGAAATGTTTCGAGCGGGCTTTGAGGTTAAGGTCGAAGGTGATGAAGCTCTAAGCGGACAACTTGCGGCAATCTCGGACGACCTCGAAGTCAGAGAGACCTTTCAGGAAGCCGAGCGTTTGCGGCGCTTGTACGGCGGTTCGGTCATCCTGTTAGGCGTCAATGACGGCCAGGAAAAACTTTCGACGCCCTTGGACCCCAAGCGAGTTCAAAGTCTCGACTATATTACGGTGTTTGACGCGTCTGAAGCGCGCATCAAGGAATGGGAAGTGAACCCGCTGGCCAAGAACTTTGGCAAGCCGGCCTCTTTCGCGATTGTTCCCGCTTCGATGGGCAAGGGTGCATCTAATTTGTTGGGCGATGTGCACGCCTCTCGCTGCATCTATTTCAACGGCATTAAGGCCAGTCGCGACGCTCTGAAACAAGGCACGCTAGGCGTGCAAGTCGGTTGGGGCGATTCGGTCTTGACCCGCCTGCACTGGATTTGTCGCGATTTGGGTGCGACTTGGGAAAGCGTTGCGGCATTGCTCCAGGATTTCAGCGTGGCGGTGATGCAAGTCGAAGGGTTGAACCAAGCGCTTTTGGCTGACCTTGATGGGACAATCATCAAGCGCCTTAAGACCCACCAGCTCATGCGCTCCGTGTTCCACGGCGTTGTGACGGACGTGAACGAAAGCTTCGAACGTAAGACAACTTCACTTGCGGGGCTGCCGGAGATTTTGGATCGTTTCGCGGACCTGCTTTCAGGCGCGGCTGGCATTCCTAAAACCGTCCTTTTTGGGCAGGCCCCGGGCGGGTTGAATGCCACGGGTGACAATGATGTGCGCGGGTTTTATGACATGGTGGCCGCGCGACAAAAGAACGAGTTGCGACCCCAACTGGAGAAACTCTATCGCGTGCTGTTCGCCAGCAAGCAAGGTCCGACCCGCGGGAAAGAACCCGAGCAATGGAGCATTGATTTCCATCCGTTGTGGCAAATGTCGGAATCGGAAAAGGCCACCATTCGCCTGAACATGGCGAACGCAGACAACATCTACATCCAAGCTGGTGTTTTGGACCCTCACGAGGTTGCGGAAGCGCGTTTCGGCGGGGAACAATACAGCGTTGACACAACCATTGAACGCGACACTGAAACGGACTCGGAAGGCGAAGAAATCGAGACCGAACCGGAAATCGAACAAACCAAAACCGACCCCAACACGTTGGCGCTCGTGACATCGGCGACAAAGGGCGAGATTCCGGCCGATGTTAACGTGTTGATTGCACTCGGGATGCCTGCTGACCTAGCTAAAACGTTGGTAGCCGCGTTAGAAAGCAAGGACGCCAATGGATCGAGCACTGTTCAGGGCCCTGGTTCGAGCCCGCCTGAAAAACAAGAGTAAGCCCCCGCGTCTCCCGCGCGCGCCTATGAATGACGCTGTAAGGCGCCGCTATGCTTCGCAGTTGCTCGCGATGTTGCGGGAAGCCCAGGCCATGGTGCGCCGTCGCGTGCTTCCCATCATCGAAAAACAGGCCTTTTTGGCAGGCATTCGACGTGACGCGTCTGACGAAATCGGCGACGTGCTGGACGAAGTTGCGGCTGAATTCGCGAAGAAATGGACGCGAAAGAAGTTTGAAAGCCTAGTGGAACCTGTGCCTAGCACTATCGCTAAGAGCACTAAGGCGGCCTTCAACCGTCAAGCGCGTTCGGTGTTGGGTGCGGATGTGTTGGGGTCGGAGCCTTGGCTTCAAGCGGAGCTCGATCGCTTCACCACTTCAACGTGGCCTTGATTAAGTCCATCCCACAGACCTATTTCGCACGCATCGAAACCAGCGTGAAAGAGGCAATAGCACAGGGCGGGCGATGGGAGACGATTGCAGACGAAATCGCCCAAGCGGCCAAGGTGTCGGAAAGCAAAGCCAAGCTCATTGCACGTGACCAAGTG